CCCAAACAATAGTACCACTAGTATATACATTAGATGCATCTGCATATGCAGAAATACCAGTTGATGCATTTGCACCACGTAAGTTAATTCCTTTATGCAATCTTGGAATATTTGGTTCTTCATAGATAGGATATGTGTTAGTTGAAATAGCACTAACTGTATATTCCTGATTAGATACTATAGCAACTACATCTGGTCCTATTACGGCTTTAATATTATATATATTAACCCCAGGCTGTTGATTAGCATCTTGCTCATACGAGCCGCGCCATCCTGCTTTTATATCTGCACCCGTTGGCGGACCGATTAGAACAAAAGCCTCACCATTAGATGCGTACAATTGCTCTTCTAACGGGTTGTACCATAAATTTCCAGCTGGAGGTGGATTATTTACATTTAATGGATTAGTAGTAGAAACTTCTAAATTAGCAATACTTTTCCAATCTGTACTGTCATACACATTTATATGTTTTTTTGCGGTATCGTACCAAAGTTCGCCCTCAATTGGTTTACTAGGAGCAGTCGTATTGGCAAAATTTTCTAATAATTTAATAAAACTTTCATTTTGAGATTCACCATATCCTGCATAGTTTCTACCTGGCAGTGCTAAATCTGTAGTTAAATCTAAGGTAGCATCTTGTACCGTAGCAATAATAGATCCGTTAGTTTTATTTAAAATATACGACATTGGGTTAATCCTTAAAGAGTTACTATATTAGTTACAGTTGATAAAATTGTGCTGTAGTAAACATCATACCATCTCCACATGTTAACACCACGATGTAACGGATCGTCTACTAATCGGAATCGACGCACAGATGGGGTCCCACTATAATTACATATAACTCTTACGTCTGATCCGTATGGATAAGCAACATCATGATAGGCAATAGTAGTAGAAGTTGAAAACAATAAAGGAAGGAAATTGCTAATTGCAATATTTGCTGCTTCTATATTTTCTTTAACTCCGGGGTCCCCAAAAGGTGTAATATCATAATAAGCAGTTAATGTTTGAATTGGAGGTACTTGTGGTACTCCATTTACAAACAAATTGCCTTTAACATCAAAATCATTTACAATCGTAACACCTCTAACAATAGTAGAAGTAGTTGCATTATTAAGATACGATGACGAATCAGTTGACGACATAGAAAATGAAGATGTACTAATTAATCCTACAGCAGATCCATGCGAATATAATACTCCTACTTTTTGCGGTACATTAGTATCATATTCTCGAATAACAGTAGTAGGCGGCTCAATTCCAAATTTTCCATACAAACCAGATACAGCAGGACCTACTAATTTATAAACTAAACCATTCCAAATTTTTAATTGACTATTAATTGTGTCATACCACAAATCCCCAGTTGCAGGAATAATAGCAGGAGTTCCACTTACTGTAGCACCGTATGTTGGATTAAACGAAGTTCCATTAAATACGGTAAGTTTTTTTAATGTTGTGTTAAACCATAATTGTCCAATTTTGGGACTTAAAGGTTCACTTCCAGTAGGTGATGCAAAATTAGTTAATAATTTTACTAAATCGTTATTAAAATATTGACCGTAGTTATCAACATTCTTTCCTATTAAGTCTAAACTAGTGGTGCTGCTATCAACTTCGCCATTGGCAATATTTGCTAATACCGAACCATCGTTATTGTATATAATGTAAGCCATAGATTATGTCTTTATGATATATGTTAAATAGCCGCCACCGGATCCAATCGGAGTAGACGTTAACATATCTGGTGTTCTAAATGTGCCAGGTCCTGAAGTTCCATAAGTTGTACCTATAACTGAATATAGTACAGGATATGCAGTAATTAATACAGAACTGTGATCACATTTTAAAAATCCGCGGGGAATACTAGTAGAAGTGCCATAGGCTGTAATCATACCAGGTACAAATAAATTAGGGTAAACATCAGATAAGAAATTTGATTTAGTAATCTGTTGTAGCGAAGAACCTTGATCACTAATATCTAAAACTGTTAGTGCATAAGTTGTCGATGCTGCTGACGAAATACTGGGCTGCCCAGCAATAACATCTCTTGTTAATGTAGCATTTAATGTAACTGGACCTGATCCGTTAAAGTTAACTACTGGTGCAGTAACTTGTCCTTGAATTGAAAAATCATGATATTCAGCTAGACGAAAAGCCGACCCTATTACATCACCATAAAACACATCTCCATATATATCATGTACATGAAGTTCTCTAAATTTATAATCAAGAGACCCAATATCATATGCATTCTCTCTTGCTGGTTCAATAATAATTCCATTACCACCAGTTGTACCAACTGTTAATTTTCCTGTAGATGCAGATGTACCAGAAACTACTAATCCAGTAGAAGAAATTGAGCCGCCAAATGAGGCTCCACCACTAACCGATAGTGCAACTGATGTATTAGTATTAATGGTTACCAGCCCTGAAAATCTTCCACCGCCGGCAACATCTAACGCAGGAGAAGTTGAAGTTGGGGATTTGTTTATACCAACGCTTGCATATCCTGAATTGAATTTTAAATATGATGAAGATTCAATTCCTAATTTTAAGGTAGCAGCATTTGATTGAGTAGCAAAATTTATATATGCCGAATTAGTTAAATCACTATATATCTCGATAGAATCACTAGTAGCCGTTGGTCTTATAAGTAGCCCAGTTGTAGATTCGATACTAAGCGAACCAGTAAGAGTTTGAGTTGCATTATTCCTTAATACTTCACTGGCATTAAATACTACACCTGATGACAATGCCAGTGCTGATGCTTTTTCTGCGAGTCCATTGTATTTTGCTGGAACTCTATTTGTTAAATTTGTACCAATTTTAATTGTTGCAAATCCATCAATAACGGTTCTAGGAGTAAATGCATTACCCGAAATAATTTCAAATACTTTACCATTCAACCAATTTAAAATAACAGGAACTGTATCACCTGTTGAAGTTTCAATACTAACTGCCTCTGTTCCAGATTTGAATGTTCCGGCTTGAACACTAGGACCAACAATTGTCCATTTGTCATCAGTTCTAATTTTTAGTTGATTAACTGAGGTATCAACCCAAATATCACCTCTAACAATATTAGTCGTGTATCGAATTAGTGGATCATAATCTTGCTGATATATACCGTTAGCACTAGGCCATCTTCCAGTTGTAATCTGCCCATTATTAATCCTCAACACTGGTCTAGCAGAACTTGTATCGTACCATAGCTGACCCTGTATTGCATGGGCTGGTTGATTTGGTCCTGCAAAATTTTCCAATAATTTTAAAAAATTCTTAGCAGTAGGAAGACCATAGTTTGTATATCCCGGACCGACTAATTCTAAACTGGTATCGTAGTTATTAACTCCGGGTCCATTTGACGCTGTTGGAACCGTAATAGTAGCGGTCTTAGTGGGATCTGAAAAAGATAATATGTAAGGTGATGCCATAATTAAATTCCCATGCTAATACTTTGGATTCGTATTGTATAATCAATCTGAATCATTCTATTCAAAGATTTTTGTACAGGATGAAATATAACATGTGTTAATAACATACCAAGATTTGGTCCATTTTCAGAATATGATTTTAATCCAAGTTCATCAAATACATAGGCACCATTTTGATTAGTACTATTATCAAATGGCAATTGATCGCTAGGTTCACCAAAGTCTAATAAACAACTTACAAGAACATCAGTATATGCTACTCCTGCAATATGGCGAATTTCCATAAAATTTCTTGCAGGATCTAACGACGACGGGCGCCTTGCATCGACTGTTTTGTAATATGTTTGATTGTACAAGCTAGCATTGCTACCTACTGTATTAGGAGTTAAATAAGTTATAATTCCAGTCGGGTCTACTCTTGTTCCCCCATTTCCAAATACCATTTCTGCTATTGGTCCGGATGATTGGTTAGAAATACTTTGAGCCAAAGCTATTGAAAAGTTTTCATAATGTATTGCGTTACGTTTATCAATATAAACTTCTTTAGATTGGGGGTCAAATATCTTAATATGACCTTGTACACTAACAGTTCCGGTCTCGTTAGTTTTTGATTCTTTAGGTAAATTGCTCATGTGTTTATCATCCATACTGGTATTTATCTTTGTAAATTATCCGCCATAATAGTATTTGTTAGGCAATGCTGCTTCGTGTTCACGCATGAACCTTGCTTGTATTACTTCACTAGTTAACAACGATTCAGTTCCAGTCCAAACTTGACCTTTTTTCTGTACAATTGTAATATTAGTATTAATATTAGAAGTAGTTGATACATTTAGAGTAATCTGTTGAATTGCAGGTTTAATAAAAGTCAATGGCCATGTTATCACTATTGAACTTGCAAATCCAACTCCCCAACCATTAAACAAAGTATTATGTCCTGAACTAATAACTGTATATTTGTATCCATTAGCATCCTGCATAATCCATCCAGGTTGTATCTGCATAGTATCTGCATTTTCATGTAATACCCATCCTGATCCATATTGTACCCGACCGCCAGTCACCATTTCAGTAACTAGTACAGTCGTTGGCGAATCATTGTCAATACTAAATTCCGGAGGCAATATCGATATACTTGAAGATGTTGTATCGTATGCCTTTGCAGAATCGTGAACTATTAGTTCAGTTTTACGAAGTTGTCTACCTCCATAATATACGCTGATTTGATCAATAGCTGCAATTCCCGGAGTTAATATAATACCATCGCCTGTAATACCATTTGTAACTGTATTAATGACATATGTTAACGCAGTAGTAGAAGTAGTTTGAACTAAGGTTAACTCTTTGGTTTCAATAGTTTGTTGCAAACTTTGATCTAATACAGTAGTTCCCGCATTAGATATAATAGCAGGGCCTGTTCCTAATGTACTTCTTCTTAATTGACGCAGTACATTTCCATCCTTAACCATAAACTCAATGCGTTCACCATTAATTAATACTATACCGGGCTTATTTGTAAGTGGATTAGGAGGAATTAATTTACTAGCATCTGTTACATAAATTTCAGAATCAGTATAGTGCAATGGTTGTGATAAAGTTGTGCTATAGAATGAAGATAATCTTTTGTAATGCGCCCTGTTAAAAATATCATTGAATACTCTAAATCCTAAAACTTGACTACCGTAAGATGGCGGATTAACAGTTGTTATCAAAATTTCACGTCCACTATTAACTGAATCACTTAATTGAATTGTACGAAGATCATCTAATATTTCAAAATCATATCTAGCAGTTAATGGAATGCCGTCAACATAGACCCAGACATAATTATCATACAACGCTGGGAACGATAACACATATCGGCGATATGCATTTCCATCAAATCTTTCTGTTCTAATCATCATATTATCGTGATCAGTAAAAGAAGTAACTTTTAATGTTGTATTTTTAACGGGTGTTGCTAATTCTAAAAGATTGTCAGTAATTACATATTCATAATTAATAACACCTGTTATGGCAAGTGCATCTCCGTTTTTTAATAAATTAGTTGCAACAGTTATTGTGCTATAATCACCATCTAGTGTATAATCAAAACCTGGACGCAATTTTACACCATTAACAAACACCCTTACATTATCCATATTATATGTATTTGTGGGATGCTCGTGTTTGTTGTCAATGGCAAACGTTGTTTGATTACCCCTAACTTCGTAATAACTTGTCAATGGTGGTAATAACCGTTTTCTAGAGTATGGTGTTTCTGGTAAACCCAATTCAACAATTGTTTGATCACTTACAGGTTCTTTAGCGCCCGGTACAGTAGTTAAATTGAATCTAGATTGCAATATTGAATTTATTGCAAAAAATTCTTCATGTACTCTGTTAAAATTTGTATATACTGATTCAAAAAACCATGCTTCAATAGTATGCTGAGACATGCTAAGATTAAATATTGCAACCCCAGCTCGTTTATTATTCACGCCTGCGTATGATAAAACATATGCACATTGAGAACTAGGCGTATTATTAGTAAGCATGCCAATTTCATTTCCGTCTACTAGTACATATGCTTTACGTATATCGTTTACACTAGCAAGACTTTCTACAAATGCAGTAGTAGTATTATTCACTACTACCATATTGCTATCAATAACTGACCTATCTCCCCCAACCCCAACCATAGTGTATCCTGCTCGTCCGGGGTACACACTCTGTGGTGCTAGATATATTGTATTTCCAACTATGTAGTATTGATTAGAATCAGTAAATGCAAACGGATTCTTAAAAGGATCAAATTTACCCTGACCAGCATACTGCCAGTTTCCGCCATTTTGCGTACTATAAAATACATGACTAGTATTATTTAATATAGAAGTATACGGAATCTGAACAAATTCAGTTGCATTAGCAGTGGCAATGCCGGTTATAAATCCTTGATCGCCATTAAAGTTTGTACCCCTCCAAGCATTTTCATAAATCATCTCAACATATTGGTCAACACCATTACTATATAACGTGACTTCATACTCGTATGCTGGACACGTTGGAAGAGAATCTCTTTGATCATAATGTGTTCCTTGGAATCGTAATCTCCAATATGTAAAATCACCTATTGAACCATTACTAAGGAATAATCCTGGAATTTCGCCTGTTGATAAAGGTTGAAGGTGAGAACCAAGGCTTTGCCATAAATCGCAAAACTCAATAAAGATAGCCGGATGATCCAATGCATCAATAGTTAATGGTGTATATTCAAAATTGCCGCCGCCGAATGTTAAATATCCGTTTGTTCCAACATATACCTGAGTATAAGTAGTACCAAACATATTCCACGACATATTTAAAGGATATGGGCCAGTAAATGTGTCATCCCCCGCATCAGATGCAATAGGGGTACCAACTGGTCCAACCGGTACCGCAGGAGACGAATTAAAATTTATACCCTGTCCTATATTTTTTTCAGAAAGTCTATTAAATATTTTTCCATTATAATGAACCATTACTCCTGCAAAATTATCAAGAGGCATACTCAATGTTGCAGATGTGATAGCATTTGTAGTTACTGGAAATGCTCCGGACATTACCATAGCATGAGAATCTGATGATTTAGTATAAACATCAATACCTAAACTATCAGCGACATTCCCCTCAACTAGTTCTTCGGGTGCATAACCAGAAGAACTATTTAAAAATGAATCTCCGTCAATAATCATATCTGTAGGGTCTACGCCTAGGGCACCCATTAGTCCATTAGTGTCCCATGATCCGCCAGCAATAGCGGTATCTAATCTAGAAGCGAATGTATCAGGTTTCCAAAATTCAACAGTAGGATTACCATATATAAAAAATTCTAAAGAATACAAAGGATTATACATTTGATAGAAAGATACTATTGCTTTTCCATCAGTATCTGCGGTCATATGATAATATTCAGCTCCGGGATATGGGCCAATGATTGGAATACCCGTAAGCATTTCATTAGGCAATCCATCTTTAAATATTTTAATTTTAGTTATATCACTATAAAAAATATTTAATTTGACTTTAATGCGGTTACCTACAATTGTTGGATACGTTTGAATATTGTGCTCTATTAAATTTTCAAAATTGCTAACTGCCGACAATAGTGTTGTAATAACCGCAGTTGCTGATAAACTAATTATCGAAGTAGTTGTTGAAAGTATAGAAGTTGCAGTAATTGCAAACTGATCAGCATCTAAAATTGACGAAACAGTATACGACCCGTTATATCCACTGGATGTTATTCCACTTATGTTTATTTTATCGCCGACATAAATTCCACCGTTAAATGGAGGCAACGTTCTAATAATTATTTGTGATCCAACAGTAGTTGCAGTAGACCTTGCATCTATAATTTTAAATGAAGGTTTACTTATGGTTATTGAATTAGCTCCAGTATTAACTGAAGTAACCACTGTATCTGTTCTAAGTCTTAATAATGGAGAATTTAAAATATTAATAATTTGACCAGGGACAATATTAGTAGTAGTATTAAGATAAAGAGTAGCAGTACCAACTTGAGCTGTTTTTGTTAGTTTTGCTGTAGCATAATAACTTACAAGATCATTCCACGCAGGTGCAGTTATATATTCACTAGGGTCAGTAGAATCATATTTTCCAATATCCCAAGGTGTAGAATAATCAAATGGAAGACCTTGCAAAACTGATCCCGGATATACCGTTCCTGTCATCAACGAAGATAGCGCAGAGGTTCCTGTGTATAATTTGCTAATACGATCTACTGCGGTATATAAGTTGATATTTTTATTATATGATATTTTAAATACCTGACCCGCTAATGGAACATAATTTAAGAACAAAAATCTAGAATATTTTTTATTATAACCATTATATTTTTCTGTATAATATTCAATTTTGTAATCAGAAGATAGAATTAATTTTCCATCTAGTGTAGGCGTAATATTTAATTTGTTAGGTTCTGCTAACCAAGAAAGTACAAATTTATCAGTTAGGCCAGGACATATAAATGTGTCAGTAACTTGAGTTTTTCCAATTTCTGGATGTGCATTTACTCTATCAAATTTAATACCTATTGTATTTTTTCTAATTGTTGAATTTAATAATCTTGCCGAAGCAGTAGCAGTGGAAGTAACTAACGGGCCGCCACCGGATATAGTAACCGTTGGATTTTGTGTATACCCGGCACCTGGATTGGTAACTAGAATTTGATGAATGCCACCATTTCTAATATACGCTTCACCCGTAGCGGTGGAAGTAACTAACGGGCCACCACCGGTAATAATAACTGTAGGACGTTGTGTATATCTCGTTCCCGGGGTTGCAACTTCAATAGATCCAATTTGCGAAGTATAATTATCAGACCATGATTTCCAGGGTTGCTGTCCTAATATATCGGTGTCTGCAAGAGTAACAACATCAAACTGATTAGTTGCTGTATTAAAATATGAGGGTAAATCAAAATCAGTTGAACTTAAACTAACTCCGTCAATTGCATTATCTAAATAATTATATTTAGAAGTATACGTTCTAATTTGACTATGATAAGGTTTAATTTCTTTAATATAATCTTCAAAGTATTGTTCATTATCGAACTGATAAACGGGTCGCTGATCTAATGATCCAATCACATTTGTGACATTAATAAATGAAGTTTTAAATGCCCAATCTAACAATTTTTGTTCAGTTAGTGCATATTTAACAGCAGCAAAGAAAAATAAATTCCAGTTAATTTTTAATTCGCCAATGAATATATCATTTTTGAGTGCAGTTAAAATATAGAACAATTCTAAATCTGGAATTTGATCGTATAGAGTACCGTCCAATGTAGCAATGTCATAAGAGTAATTCAGCAAATTGTAATTCCAAATAGACTCGCTAATTTTTATTGTACCCTTTTCGCTGAACACAATATTATATTGTGGAGAAAAATTACCAACTTCTGTATCAGTTAATTTTTCAAGAATAATAAAATATTGTCCATTATCAATTGCATTGTTAATTTTTACATAGTCGCCCGCTTTTACATCAGTAAGTGATGCTAGGTCTGATACTGCAGGAATTACGTATGCATAATTTTTAAATTTTTTAAAATTGTCACTTGCCCAATCAACTTTATTCCAAAATTTAGTAGTATCGTATGTTTGATTTTTGACCCTAACCCACCAACTGCTGCGATCAGTATTAGAACGGATACGAGCAGCATAATCAAAGTGATGTTCAGTCCATATACCGTTATAGTTTTCGTTAGCTATGACAATAATGGTATGCGGACGTACAATTAATTGCGGAGCAGTTGCAAAACCATAACCCGGATTTACAATAGAAACATTAATTACTTCACCGTCACTATTAATTTCAGTTAGAAGTTCTGCTGAAGTATTTGAAACCACAGTAACTTTAGGAGGTGTAGAATAACCATAACCTGGAGAAATAATATCTACTGCTGTTATTTTACCATTGTTTACAAAACATTCTATTATCGCTTGAGAATATTTAATAGTAATAGCGTCATCTATTGTATCAATAGCTGCAAATTCTTCAACTTTAAAATCAAACCCTCTTAAGAATGGATCTGGAATTGGATCTTTACTATTCAATGTATTAAAATTATAGTTGCCAACTATTCTATTTTTAATTAGTACTGAATTAGTAAACTCTACAAGATTTCTTAATGCCTGTATTCTATCTTTAAATAGAGACTGCTGAGGCCGTATTCCTAACCCATATCTATTTCTGTATGTTAATTCAGTAGACGGAACTACACGGCCTGCATCATCATGCCCTAACAAACTATCAATTAGTTTCTTTTCAAGTAATGGAGTTGGTACATCATTAGCATCACCTTCTGCTAATAATACCCATTCAGTGTGTCTAGGAATTTCGTTATTAGTAGTATCAATTGCAATATTAGCATTAATTCTACTGCCTACTAGCATAGGTTGTATATTAGCAAATGCTATACTATTAGATGATAGAATTTCAGCAAATTTTAATCCATTTGCTACAGGATCTGCAATAATGCTAGATACTTGATAACTACTTATTCTTCTATTTTTAACAGAAGGTACAGTAACTTTATTTTTGACCCAGAAGAAATAAACATTTTCAAATGCGTTAGTTACATTATTAAAAATTTGTTTAATAGAAACCGCACTGTTATCAGGATACTTAGGTTGGCCGCTGATACCTTTAGTTAATCCTTCATTTGTATCTGCTTGAGCTGCCCATTCGCTAGGTAATAGATCAGATTTAACCCATTCAAATACATCAATGTTTGACCCCGGGAACAACTTGCCCCAATTATTCTTTCTAAAAATATCATCGCCTTGTTCGTACCACACGTATTTTGTAGTGCTTAGGTCCCACCATAATTCGCCAACGTGCTCATCAATCCAACTGGTACTTGCATCAACAATATTAGCAGCCAGTCCGATTGTATAAGTTGCAGGATCAAATGCTGATTTATATTTTAATTCCTGTTCAGCAATACCTGCAATTTTTCCCTTTGCGGGATCAATAACATCAAGATATTCAACTACTTCTTCTTTTAAAGAATCAATCAATGCAATTCGATCTACAGTAGAAACATCTACAAGATCATCTTGCTGTCTGATTACATTCCAACTGTTCATAGTTGAATCTATTTTGCTAAACTGATATATTCTAGAATTATCAGTACCTAAAGAAGTATCAGCAGTAGGTGCACCTATTAGTACACCAAGATTAGTGGCAACTACAGAACTGCCATATTTACTGCCCGGTATTACTGATGTATCAAATAATTCTTCTGCTTCAATAAAATATCCATTTAAATTATTATAAACATATACTGAACCTGCATCGGGTAGGTAGTTGATAACTTGTGTTATGCCACTATCAAATATAGTTTCACCCGCTTTAGAGTCTTGATCAAATTTTAATATTTCAGTACTGTTTACACCTAACGCACTTATCACTAGCGTATTATTGTCTTTGCTAATAGAGATTGCAGTTCCAAATTTTAATTCATTGTGACGCAATGGGTTTGATATAATTTGATGCAATGAATAAGTATTTGGTCTGTTGTAAAAATCTCCATTACCTGTTCCTGTAATAAAAGATTTGTCAGAAGTCTTTGATCTATTAATTTCACCGCTAATATCAACTGCTTCAAAGAATATAGAATCTAATAATGTATAATCACCACCGTGATATGAATTTGCATAGTTTACCCAATTATATAATCCTTCGGCATCAGGAGTTCTATAAAGACCCCAACGTTCGTACCCGTGCTGAACTCCAAAGTAATTATTGCTCAAATAGTATCTTTTGGCAATATTTTTACCTAATTCAATTTGTGCATTAGTAAGCCCGTACTCTACTCCCCAGTTATCATAATTGTAAGTATCTGCAATATTATATACCGCAACTTTACCGTAAGGTTCTCCTATAACTTTAGTGTTTGAGGACGATATAAAAATAAACTTACCGTCAGGCGATACAGCAACATCGTCGCCAAATGCATCGTTAGTTCCAAACGGTGATGAAATAGTTTGTAACCATGATAAGTTTTTATCAAACAATTGTACAATGCCAGTATAGTTATTACCTTTATAATAAGGAGCACTAATAGCAATAACATTACCAATTGTATCACCTGCAATCTTATGACCAAATTGACTTCCAAGTGTTAATGCAACATGGGAGTTAAGATTAATCCCAGATGCATGAGCAGTCACGGTTGATGCAGAATTTACAAAATATGCATAAACTTTACCAGTACTCGTGTTGATACTATCTCCAGGGGCACCAACTAATAATGTGGTAGATGTGTTAGCTAGCGGCTGATTAATATATATCGAATGTCCAAATCTAGCATGGTTAGCAGTATTGGACGTAGTAGCATATGGATTAACTAATACTACTTTTGAAAGTTCTCTATATACCGAATTGAAACTATTAATTTCTACTAGACCTTCATATGCATATGATTTAATATTACCGTTACCGGTACTGGTAATAGCAACACCGGTTGTACTGCTTGGTCCTCTAACATTACTAGCAGCAGGTGCTCCTGTAAAATATAATCCCTTATTATGATCGTATGCAAGTGAATGCCCAAATTCACAAAATGCACTACAATATGTTAAACCGTTGGTGTTTAATGCATATTCAACTTGTTCTTCTAAATATCCAGTAGTCTTATTTTTTGTATATACTCGGACAGACCCAGTACTAGTTGCATCTGGAATTTTCCAACCTGGAGATGATGCCAATACAATATTTGTATCATCTGAGGTATATATAGCTCGGCCAAGATGTTGATTACGTGGACTATTCACTGTATCATATACGCTAGATGATAATGAGTAATTACGAATCTTTTCGTATACTTGCCACTTGTTATCAACTCCGTCATCTATCCAGATTTTTTCGCCGGCTTTTAATTTTAAAATATCTTTAGAATTAGCAAGATTTTCAAGACTACTATAACGTGCATTTTCAAATTTAAATAATGCACCGTAACTTAATAAGTCTGCATTAACAATAGTACTTAAAGTAGATGCTACTGTAAATTGATCTAATCGAGGAATAGCAGTTACAATGTGTATTCCATTCACCTGTTCATTAAATTTAACTACCGAAACAATATCACCTACTGATAGCCCATGATTAATATCGGTAGAAAATGTAATATCAATTGCCGGAGAACTTATATATACACCTGCAATTTTAGCAGTTTGGCGAGAGTATCTACGAATTCCCCAATCACCATTCTCTAAAAATCCTAACCAAACAGTATTACCTTCTTGAATTAATTCATTATTTGCAATATCTAATAAACTATTTTTGTTATATGCGGTAACGGTAACATCATCAGATCGTACATAACCTGCGTTAGTTAATTCTAAATTATTATTAACTAATGTTCCTGCGACTGTAGTAAATGTTGTGTCTACAGTATAATCGTCAGGCGTTAATAAAAGAGACGATGCAGGTACATAACTAACTAAAGGATTAGCATTAGTTGGTATATTATTAACAAACTTAACAAGTACTGGATTTTCTAAAGTAGTAACTTCGTTTAGTGTAAATTCAATTTCTTTATAAGTATTGAAACTTCCGTAGTTACCTACTCTAAATGCCCAGTCTTCGTTGAATGTTATATCACCTTGACGAGAAAATTTTCCAACTTTAGATAATTTGTCAATGGCCCTTTTAGTACCTTTTTCTCTAATAAATCCTTGATAAAATTTATACTGACTAATAGAGTTAGAAAAAATATTATTAAGATATGTACGAGGTGTGTATCCAATAAGATGTTGTGCTAATTGCTGTTCAGCAGCATCAAAATTATCAATATCTAAACTATAAAAATCTTCAAACTGATCAATTTTATAATCAAAATTAGGTAACAAATTAGACACTGGTTTACCATCTAATTTGGCCCATTTGGCAAAATCAAATACAGCATCGCCGATAATCTTAACATTAGATTCATAGTATGAGCCATTATAACGAACTACTTTTCCTGGTAGATATGTTTTATATGCCGACCAATCAGTGATATTAACAGAATCATAAACAAATCCAGGACTAGATAAATCACCATTCCAATTAGCGGTTCTAAATCCAGATAGTTTAATTCTTCGTTGTTTATATCCTGTTTCTATATCATATATAGTATCATTGAATATTGTAGAATTGTTAAAAACCATTGCATGTTCTTTTTGTACAGAATTTAATGTAGCAAAGAACATACCGTCTAACGTATCAATTGTATTAATTGTACAAACACCATCTTCTCTTGATAAACGGAATTTATCAATAGGAAATGATGTACCATCAGCTTTTAATAAACTGTATTCATATTTTCCTGTAGAAATATCATCAACAATAGAATCGATATATGAATATTTTAAATAATCAGCAAATGGGCTTAATGTAATTAGGTTACCATCAGCCCAATTCTGTGTGCTCCAGAATAAGAATTCCTTTCCGGTGAATTTCCAATCAACAATTTCTCCCAAATCATTATTATATTCGTCAAAAATAAATCCTTGCTTTTCTAAGAATGCACCATATCCGACCAGCACATCGTAAACATCTTGAATTGTAGAAAAATTAGTACCATAAGAAATTCGAGTTACGGTTGGTTCAAATTTATTAGTTGTTTCGACTGTTGCACCGCCAGTCATCGGTAATGAAGGAAGTCCTTGAAAATATGTCAGATCAAAAGTAGGTTGTGCAGTATGTCCAATTTTTACTACATAATACTTTCCATTGTATCTTACAATTTGACCTTGCTTGTAATAATGGGTAGTATTAGCTGTAGTAGATGTAATGTCAATTGCAACAAGACCGCGGTTGCCATTATTTACTGTACCTGTCCATTCAGTAAATGCCGCTGATTTACCGCCAATAGTAATAGCACCCGATGAAGAAGTTTTTAGTGGTTTAAAAATTTCAAAGTAAGGATTAGATTTATCATAACCTTTAATAATAAATTTGCCTTCAAATTTTTGAATAATTACACCTGAGATACTAGCAGACTTAATTGGATTACTTACATTTAATAGCAACGTATAATCTTCAGGTGGAAGAATTGCCCCTTGAGATTGAGATATAGGATCCACCGAGTCAATAATAACCTGAAGCTTATCCTTGCTGGCAAATCCTCCTAATTTATGGAATAAGTTAAAATTAATGTAAGATAAATCTTGTTTTAAAGATGCAACATAATTTAAATCTTTACTCTTTCCATGCTCAACAACATAAACTCCATAACCGGCAATTTGAGATTCGCCGTCTATTTTCAACTTGCTGGGATTTATGTAAAGATTATCCGAATAAGTTACTTGTCCCGGTACGTTAAAAGTTTCAGAACTAACGTCATACATCAATGCAGTATAAGAGCAAGGATCAAGTAATGCTGCTGCAACGTTAGCAGCAAACGGCCAGTAACTACTTCTTCTCCATGCAGTTTCTGCTGGTCCCTGGTCGCCAAATTTCCAATTGGCAATCTTATTAGAATATTCTGGATAAGCACCAAAAATAAATGATGGATCTTTTAACACTCCGGTATCATTAACTGGGATAATTTCAGACAAGCCGGGTCTTGCATATGCTGATAAGATATATGCTCCGGCTGGGTCATTTACTGTTCCTGTTTCTAAATCAGACCATAAATTAGTATTGGTTGACGTTACTGTATCACCGTATTGATCGTACCACCAAGTTGGGGCACTAGAGAATCCTAGCATCTCCCACGGACGAATGTCAGGACGGTCAGTATCATAAAAATGCTTGTATATCCCCCGTATGTATCCTGGAACAGGTTTATTTGAAAAGGGATTAACCATACTACCATAATTCCAGTTATATAAATTACCCTCGTTAGTTATATTGTTAGTGGTTGCATCAATATTATATACACCCGTCCACTTGATAAAATCTTTTGTTAAAATGTCAGTGACATCGGATAAAGAATATCTGCTTTCTCTAAATGCGCCAGGCATCGATGCCGTAATATCAAAAATTTTAGAATTATAAGTTACTTTGATGTTGTTATAGATACGTTTTTCAAATTCAAGAATAATAGCGTCTCTATAATCATCATAGGCTTTCATAATGCTACCATCGTGACCACGGATAACAGCCACTGTAACATCACTATTGTATGTGGTTTCATTATATAACGCAGGTTCATATTTTGGCCACAATCCTAATTTACTAGGAGTTGCAGGAATATAAGCACCCTGAGTATTTGCATAATAATGAATAGATACTACATCACCTATTGTGAGAGGGGTAGAAATTAATATTCTTTCATCAATTGTATTGAAAGAATAATTGGTACCATAGATAAGTTGTACATCATTGAGATATACTAGTACCGATTGAAAACTTAATTTTGATAAATCAAAATTAATTCCAATTGGAAAAATATCATATATTGACTTAACTGTATATTTTCTTATAATTTTATCTGAACCATATCCTAACATATCAGAAGTATAGTATAGAGAACGAGAATCTTTATTAGAATTAATAGAAGTTAATATTTGATCAAGTGCATCAGCCGGAGTTAGATTGTTATCAACATTAAGCATTGATTTCAATAGGTTCATCTTGAACTGATTATATTGATCAGATGCTTGACGAATAGAATCGACTACATTATGTTCTTTTTTGCCTAAAAATATTTGAGAAAAAGCGATTGGATTAGCGTTGATAATTAATCGAGTACCATATTTACTATAGTCACTTAAATCTCTAAGGTTGCTTACTCCAGGAAATATTCCTGAAAACGCCAAGGTACGATTAACCATTGTCGATACATGATCACTTAACTCGCTTAGTGTCATATCAGTTATAGGACCGTTTAACGGATTGTTAGTTAGTCCTAATGGCGTTTTATAAAATCCATTTTTATTAGGTATACCGTCAGATGTAATTTCAAAAGAAACGGTGTCGTTGGCGTTAACAACTGTAGAAGAACTAATAGTAACAGTTATTCCATCTTCTGCAAGTGTAGAATTAACTACTCTGCTGTTAACTGAAGTGACTACCGAAGTTGCAGTAGTAGTTAACGATGCAAGTTTTAATACATTTGTAGCAGTTACAATTTTTTGAATTTCAATAATTGGTGTTTGATAATCGGCCGCAACAGTCCACACATTAGTTAGCGTGCCTTCAAATTTAAAATAAGTTGTGCCGGCTGAAATAACCGAACTTACATTCTTAGAATTAGTAATACCAATAGTGTCCGACATGAAGTAATTTTTAAATAGATAACTTCCTACGCCTACACTATTTTGATATTTTAACGGGAACCCTAACACACTATCAGCTGCCCCTGTGCCTATGTCATATCCGAATATCTTAGATCCAGTGAAACTAGATCGACCACTATAACTAATTCCGTCAACACTTGTTGGATCGCTAGCAAATAGATCAAATAAGGGTGCTTGATTTACTGTAGTGTGTTGTTGAGACTTCCACCATTTTGTTTCTTCAATACCGGCATCATTTTTCTGATTTGTATAATGCCAACTTGTTCCTTGATTTACTGTACCATAATTTACAGCAACTGATTCTAACTCAGTTGCAGAATGATCCTCAACTAATCTAAGAGTTGGTGGATTAGTTGCAACGTCATAATTTACACGATAAATTTTATTACGTACTAATGGATCAGCATTGAATATTACTCTATTACCTTTTTCAAGTAATACACCGTCAACATAGTATCCAAAAGTGCCGTCAACTTTAGCAAATACATTGTCAGTATCAGTGTCGATTATATCAATATTTTTAATTCCTAAATTACCAAAATTGTATAGTTGTAAGTTAGGTTTAAATTCAATAACAGGGCGTTGTGCTCTAGATTTTAACGGATACACTACAGCTTGATTATTGATTTCAGCAGAAATACGAATAATTTCACCATGAAACCATCTATTGTAACGAGACCAAGGATTTAAATCATTGCTTGCTCTATTAATTGTAATATATTCAGGAGTTACTGGTAACTTTTTACTACCATCAAAGGGATAGCTATCAAAACCAGTACTATCAAATGTTTCATTATATAACCCTGCGGCTGATTCATTAACTGTTAATAGTGTAGCTGCAATTAATTTAATGCTATTTCCAACTCCCTCAACATAATACTCTTTATCTCTATACAAATTTGGTGTTACATTTAAACCAAATCGAATCTTCATGCCGTTACTTAATGCATAACCATTAGGCATAACATATGTAGCAGCACCTGCAAAGTTAACAGTAAACAAGCTACTAGGTGAAGATCCATCAATAGTGATTGCATCTGGTCCATTGGGTAGCCAATAGTATTGATTATAGTTTACTAGTTTATCCCAATCAATGTGAGGATCGTATGAATAAAACTTTGATCTAAATAAGTGATCAAGATTTTCAGTTTTTCCTCCTTGCATACTGATTTCATTAATGATATCATCAAACCCAACTACATCAGTAACTGTGGCAAATTGATCTTTAAATACCAATCCCGGTTCAAGAGAATATTCTTTTCTTAAAGGAAGATCTTCCTTAATATAAAAATCCGTAGTTGGATTGTAATTAGGAGTTATCTTCGAACCCACAAAACCACTAATGCGCTCGAGTTGTGGCGTTTGTATAAACGGATCTAATGTAGCAGATAAAAATTTAGTATTCTTATCTGTTTTTAAATATTCCGGTAGTAAGTTGACTGATTTCTTATTAGACGCCATTTTAAGTTCCGCTTGTTGTTATAATTGATGAAGAAGATTTTAATTTTGATGCAGTGACAGCATCAATAATTTCTATATCGGCAATCTGTGCTCCACTAATAAACAATTCATTTGATAGGCAAGTAATTTCGTATAAACTTCCAAAACTATTATTAGTAACAGGAACAATAACAAAATTAGTGATATCCGGTGTAAGTAAATTCATTACATATGTAGACAATTCACTAAAGTGAAAAGATTGTCCAAACTCCCAATTTTCTAATGCAAAGAACTCGTTAATTGCTGATAGAATACGTGTTTTCAAATCATTATCAGTAGTAATTTTGTTAAGATTTTTAACTGCTTTAAATTTTGCTTGCAAATTAATATCAGCTGCTGAACCAAATAATATTTTATAATTTACAGGATGAAAAATTATTTCATCACTAATTGCTTTGATTGGATTCAATGTTGAAAGATAATTTTGTGATAAACTCTGACTGGTAGGCGCAACAGGCTTACTAGATAGATTGCCTAGTAACCAACTTCTGATATCATTGTCATATGCCGTAGTCAGTACATATATATCAATGATATTCGATTTGCTCGGATCAATTCTTCTTTCTTCGCCGCTATTATGTTCATAATGGAATTTAATATTAGATCTACCAACTCTACCATAATATTGATCGGTATATACTAAAGATGCAGTAGCGTTAGACCAATACTTTACTACATTCAAAGAAGGGTTATAGAAATAAAATAATTGACCATCTATCTTTTCACTTGCTAAAACATTACTTTCAAATTGATGCGGAATAATATCATCATTAGTTAAACTATATCGTGTACTAGAATTTACCTGTTTAAAGTAAACAAATTGTGATTCTGCAACTTCATTAAAAGAGTTAGGATCTAATATTTGGCCGGTATTTGTTTGATCATAGAAACTAACTTTTACTTTTTTAGGTTCTATATATCCATCAGATTCAATTACAGGACTATCAATTTGCCAAATGTGATCATATCCTAATCCCGTTGTGCTAGTGGCAGTTGTAGCATTAATAGATAACACAATAATTTTATCTTTAATTACTGAATTATTTGTAAAATCATAATTTACTGATGAGGGATCATTAAAGAACGCAGTTTCTTTATCACTTTCAAAAATGTAATTAAGAATTCTATATTTTACTTTATAACCTTTACCCGTCCATACAAATGCAACTAACCAACTGGCATCCAATCCTTGGTCCTCTACATTATTTTGATTTGATAAACTATACGGATTAGTTATATCTAAATTAGAGTTAAGAATAATACCCCACTCTCTTGTATATGCATCAATTGTTAATCCAAAATTTCTATTTGTCATACAAATATTTGCAATTTCAGTTTCAATTGAATAATTTAAAATATTATTATATTTGTAAATAGCCTCAGAAGGAATACTCCCTTGAGGAACTCTTGTTGAAAATATAATAGGACCAGTTCCGTCAGCTAATGTACCAGATCCATAATTTGAGCCGTCACCTATAACCTGTTTAACTGTGGCCCAAATATAAGGGCGGCTGTTGTTTGGAATTACACCGTTTATTTTGGTTTTTAATACATTCTTTTGATCAAAATATTTTCCAGTTGGTGGAAGAAATTTTATAATAGACCCGGGTACTAGATACTGCAATGCACTTTTAGAATAGGTTCCAACTGATGCAGGGCCGTAGGTGTTACTAAAATAGCCGCGACTTTCTCCCGGAGTTTGAGTTGATTCTGTCCAAATTAATGCCAGCGAATCTAAACTAAATCTATTATAGTGATCTAAATAAAAGGAGCGCATGTCATTCGATGCAACTATAGGATTTAATTTATTTTTAATAATTGATAAAACTTGATTTCTACTAGTAAATTCAAATTCAAATTCGTGTGTATTATCTTCTTTGTATAAAATACCATCAGTAGCAAATATATTTGTTTTACTATATTTTCCGCTAACATCCGATAAATCAAAATACTTGCTTAATCCGCTAGATACTCTATTAACACTTTTAATTTTAAGAATATCAGCACCAGCTTTCAACGGGGCGATATTATAATCTTCACCCGTGATCATTCTATTTTGTGTATAATATGTTTGCGGTGCTTTAGTCTGTATACTGGTATTAGATTCTGGTCCAGCACTATTGGTAACGGTATATTGCAAACTTAATGTCATTTGCAATGTATGAGATTGACCAACAGAATTTGTATACGGGACTGAAATTACAACTCCGCTCATTTGTTCTGGTTTAATTACATATTTTAATCCGTTACTTTGTCTATAGAATAAGTTAAAATTGCCCTTAGGTAAATCACCAAACACTCCATCGGCAAAATTTAAATCAATTTGATCTTGATCACGGGTACTGATAGCATATATAGAACGCAGTTTTTTATTAAGACTGTTATAAATTATATTGTTTCCCAATAAAGAAGGAACTTGAGACCATAGTGTAGAAAATGAACCAGTTTTATCTAATTGCCATAACCATGTATCGGTGTCATTGATATCGGGTGTATTGACACCTACAATTTCATTAGGAACAGGATTATCAATGCTAAAACGAGCAACACTTAAACTGCCTTGTTTAAAATGTGAAAAGAATCCAGTATTAGCACTAGCACTTCCTTGATTATCATTTTTGTAAACAATGCTAAAAGGATTAGCAGGTGTCGGTGCTTCTTCGTAAATATAAGTATTACCTGCAAACGTAGCAGGAACTACTTCAAAATTCATAGAAGTGCCGTTGATAGTTTTAGAGAAACTAAAAATAGGAACGTCTACATTAGAGCTGTTAATTCTATATTGTTCAGTTTCAACAGAATCTATAGTAGCCCTATCAGCAGGATTTCCAAAATTACTAGACATTGCAGAATTCATAATATTAATGAATTGCTGATACCAATCCGGATTAGTAGGATCATTCCATCCTATTGTGGTATTTGCTAAATTGGTCCCATTAGAATCAAAAACACTATCAGTTGTAGAAATTGCAGTAACTTTTAAGAATCCGCTTGCTGGTATGTTTCTAGTAGGATTGTAACTGATTAATTGAGCAAGTCGTAAAATACTATCACGACGTTGAGCAGTTTCTAAAAAGTTTTCACGTGCGTTTAAATCAATACGAAAACTTAAATTTTGACCTAAGAAAGCAATTACATCAATAAGAGCAATGTATTCGCTGCTATCGATAAAATCGTTAAACTCTTCAGGATATTTTTCCTGAAGATACGAAATCATTGTACGACGAAGAGTTTCAAAGTCGTAACTTTTAAAGTCGGCATTGCGGAAAGATTGGTAAACTTTTTTCCAATCTTCACTGACCAGTAGTTTTGTGTTAGTTGAAGGAATCATAATGTTCTATAACGTATTTATTGTAGAAATTAAGTGGGTATATTATTGTACCCTTAGGCCAATCTTTTGATCAAACGCTAATTTTAATATCGAAGTTTCATTTGTATTTTTCATTGCTAGAGTAATTTCAATAAGATATCCTTGCGGATATTCGTTGATTACAATTTCTAATGGATATGTTCTAGGATCAGAATTACAAATATTATTAATGTCTTGAGTAAGTAGTTCTTTAATTTTTGGAGTCAATGGCTCCATTAAAATATCCCAAATTATGGTTCCAAACGTAGGATTCATTACACGCTGCCCCTTGCGTGTATTAAACTGATTTAACAAATCTTGTTTAATTAAATCAAAATCGTACATCTGCGATCCTCGGTTAGTAGGATTGACTGTGCTAAAACCTTTGTAGAATTGGCTTAGTTTATCAGTGTGTTGATTACTATAATTGGTAGTATTAATTTCAAGATTCTTGTAGGGCATATTATATTTATAACCGGTTAAGAACCGGTCTTAATTGGGTTACCACTACTATCAGTAACAATTCCATTATTACCAGAACTTAGCATAGAACCCTGTAATTGCCCCAAGAAACATTCATAGTATCCCTTCTTGCGAGTATGAATATCAGGTGTATTAAATCCAATTGCTTTGCAAGCTGCTTCAAAATATCCAGGATCAGATTGTGATACCTTACATCTATCGAGCATATACTTAACAGCAACTTCTGCGGCGATTGCGGGACTATTCAACAATGCGGGATTAGCAATCAAATCTTGACCAATCATATTGCCGTATCTTGCATAATTACTTCTGCCTGTCAATTGAATATAACCTCTTCCAATAAATTTACCACCATCACCCGGTTGAGTATTACCCAATCCTTTGCCCTTGGCAGTGGTGCTACCATACAAGAATTCAGGCAATGAGTTATTAGGATTGCCTGCATATTGTTGAGCAAGGGCTTTATCACCTTTGAATACACTAGGAAATACTTGCAATAATCTATCTGCAGAATATTTAAATCCTTCTTCAACAAGTTTCCATCTACATTCGCCGCCAGCAATACCAAGCAATGATGCAATTGCAATGGGGGTAGTAATACCGTACTTGGCACAAGCTGCTTTAATAGCACTGATGCCCTCTTGTGATGAACTGGCATTAATATCTTTAGAATATTCTGGCGTGCAAGTTCCTGGAGTTACATCAGGTGGGTTAGCAGGCTCCTGTACTCCCATTGCAGGATTAGGAGGTATACCAGATGCTGTTCTATCTGCTAATGTAACATCAGTTGCCGGAGGGGCAAACTGCACAGGTTTAATATTTTCATGTTGCGGCCATGGTTCGTGGGTAGGGACACGCTGCATAATAGATTTAATAGTTCCAGTATTATAGAATACACTATTTGCCCATCCTGCACTGACTTGCTTGTTAGGCAGGCTAAACAATGGCAAGTCCGGCGGTACTTCTGCAGGGTCTGCCTGAGCAGGTGGGCCTGCACTTGGTCCATTCCAGTGAATATCGGCGCCAGAACCTATAATATTTCCATTGGCCCCTAAGTTAAGTTGAGCAGCAGTACCGATATTAATATTACCGTCTGCTGCTAAACTAATTGCCCCCACCGCAGATTGTTTAATATCTTTAGAAGAGCTTAAATTATAACTGTTACCTACTGTAATTTTAACAGTATCGCCGATAGTTTCGTCGTGTGTTCCTCGCACTGCAATTTTCTGTTCTTTATCCACTGTTAGATAATTGTAACCGGTAATATTAGTTTCCATATTTTTACCTGCTTTGACATGAATATTACGACCAGCTTCTAAATTAATGTCTCTATCGGCTCGAAAATTAAAATCGTGTTCGCTATGTATACTAACGCTATCGTGTGCATAGATGTCAATTTTGCCATTGCTGGTCATTTCAATCCATGATGTGCCTGCACTATTGGCAATATATATCAAGTCTTGACTGTTATGCATTAAAATTTGATGACCTGTCCTAGTGCGTAATCTTACTAGTTCGTTCTGACCATTAACATCGCCGTCATCCATAACAAAAGTAGTTCCACCTAATCTACTTACGGGTGCTTTAACACCTGTTTCATATCCTATGATACCACGCTTTGCACCAGAACTGGTATCCAATGGACCAGGAGTTGAAATACCAAATACACCACTAGGTACTTCTCTACGAGCACTACTGGAAGTAACACCCCTAACAGTATCAAGCAATAGGCCTTGCTGTAACAGTCTATCTGCAAATGGGTGAATTGGTTTAGCAAATCTTTCTGGGTTGGGATTTTCTAATCCTTTTGATTTTTTATGAAATTCTGCAACTGGAAGATAATCTGTCCCGTATTTTCTTCGTTGCTCATCAGTCATTTCTACTTGTTTGCTTGCAGCGATTCCCGGTATCATATGATTTTGAAATGTGTCAGAGACGCATCCCATCCAGTATCCTTGATTAGGATCCCCATCAATAAAAATTACCATGACAGTGGTGCCAATATCGGGCGGCACCATCCACATACCGTAACTCTTTTGGACATCATTAAAGTCGCTACTATTAGTGCCTTCGTATCTAATAGATGTTACACCTGAGAATGGACTTAGGTATCGTACAATATAAGTTTCTCCCTGAGCTTTAACAACGCTAGGCATTCCTTTAATTAACGCAACTTCTAAACTACCCATATAGGTAGAATCAAGATGATTAGTTACTTCAGCTAAGAATGGTCCAGGAGTAGATAATGGAGGCCGTGTTCTTGTTTCAATTGCCATAATTTACTTTCATGATATTGGATTTATTTTATTAACTAATTTACTCAAGGGACTTTGTCCTAATGATCCCACATTGGAGATGTTAGGTATATTTGGTAATCCCGCTAATTGTGTTTTAGCACTTGATAATTTATCCAATGCCGAAGTGCTATCAACTAAATTATTGACCGATATATTTGAATAAGGATTAGTACGAATAGTTGATGCTTGGCTGGCTTCAGATATTAATTCAGCAGGAACTAAGTTGGTAGATAATTTACTAGGACTATTAACACCATATAAATTTTCAAGTGCAGTAATACCCCCACGTTGTACTACTTCTTTAGCATATGCAGGATCTGCTTGAGGAGCAGGTGCAGAAGCATACGGGGGAGTTGCAGGTATATTAGCCATTTTACTAGCAGGGATATAGTCTAATACAAGACCAGCACTAGCAGCCTGAGTTAAATTAACATTTTCAGGAGTGCTATTAACAATATTTGAAATTTGACCAGGCAATTTACTTTGCAATCCGCCCGAAAGACCAGATAATCTACTTGGATCTAATCCCACCGTGGCAGCAATGCCTTGAGGATCTGACGGTGATGAAGTCAATCCAGTTATTTTATCACCTATTCCTCCTACAAGATTTCCTATCCCTTTGCCTAATCCTGATACCGCACTAATAGCATTACTGCCAATTGACTTAGCAGTACCTGCAATATTACTCAGACTGCCAATCTCTAACGAGCTAGAATCAATATTTGCACCTTGTCTAATTTCATTCATTGTAGGACTAGTTGGTATAGATGATGTAGGGCTGATCGATACCGTTGCTCCTTTACCTATTCCAGATCCTATATTAGATTTACTCAACGCAGATCCTAATAATCCCCCTACTAGGCCGCTTACAATTGCTCCAGATGCTTGCTTTGAAGAAAGGCTGCCACTTAATACACTTGCTGCACTTAAAACTAGTGCTGCGGGCGCTAGAGTTCCCTGACTTAATTTACTAAGACCGGACGAACCTAACCGTATGTTAGACGATATATCAGATGGTAAAGATTGTCCTACAATAGAAGTAGGTAAAGAAGCGCCAGTTTTTGAAATAGCGCCATATGTTTGATTTAACAATGTAGGAGTTTCTCCTCCTAATCCTCCAGTTGCTGCTGTAAAATTACTAAGTTCCCCAGGCAATCCAGGACTAGGAATTCCCCTATTAAGTTGTCCTAGTACCGTTGATGAATCCATTCTCTGCGATGGACTTTGGGCATTAGTTTGATCTTGTGTTACTTCAGCATCAGGATTTGGATCAGTTTTCATCCTATCAGCAGGATCACTAGCACGAAGATTAGAATCTAATATTTGGCCTGGTATTCGAAGAACTTCCAATCGTTGTTTAAATGCTCCTTCTTTAAAAGTGTGGGTAACTTTTGTAACTCGATAAACTCCACTAAATGGAACACGATTAGCATCAAATTGCATCATGCCTCCGTCTTCAAAACTATTAATATCAATAGGGTTTCTAAAGTTGATAGTTATTAACACTTCACCATAATTGTGATCAACTTCACCTTGATCAGTTTTTGCTCTACTATTAGGCTTAGGTTTAGGCTTATAGTTACCTGCACCGCCGGTAACTAAAAACACAGGATCTCCCAATATTTCAAGCTCGCCGGTTAACATGCTTGCTTTAGAATTGATTACAGAATCATGCATATTTCTTGCCAACACACTATACGGATCATCTAATGGTTGACTAGCATTGCCTCCCGAATACGATTGCAATGGAGTTGTAACTGTTTTTACCGGAGAAAGAGGTATTTGGTTATGTAATCTTAAATCTTTAGCATCGGCATTAGAATCAACAATTTTAACATCTACACCATTATTAGGGGCCGCAGCATTCTTTGATCCCATTATATCTTTATTACCCATAGCGGCAGGCACTGCTTCGAAGAATAGCGTATTAAAATTAAGTTTAAAAGCCAATACGTCTATATTTTGTCCTGTATAGATATAATTGTACTCTCTCAAACTTATTTTTTTTAATGTTTCTTCTTTTATTAGATCATGCCCGTAATTGGGAATACGACTAATATGTATCTTATACGGAGTTACTACATAATTATAATTTTGAAAAGGTTTCTTAGAAATGTCGTCAACTACATCTAAATTTGTTACTTCTATTTTTATTAAAAAATATTCTAACATTCCGTATTGGTCAGGAACACCGGGAACTTTTCCTATATTCTTTAAAATTTCTCTTACATATTCACTATCTCTGATCACAGCAGTAATAGCATCACTAATTGCCATTCCTTCTCCAAACTGAATTACATTATCTTTAGGATTGTATTTTATACTTTCTGGCTGTTTAGCCTGTTGCTCAGGAGTAGGTTGCTTACTCCCGTCCTTTTGATAAGCGTTTGGCGATCCTGGAGCACCGGGATCGATCATTTTATATAACGCATTATCTTTTAATATTTCTGTTAACTTTGCATTGGCAATTTTAGAAGCAGATCCTTTCTTAAATCCATCAGCATCATCCCAAACTGGAAATGTAATTTCATAGGTATCATGTTTGTTTGATGTAATACCTGCTTTACTATTTTCGTCAGAGTTTGCAACTTGTTTATTAATATTTTTAAAAAAATCTTCAAGTATTTGACCAACGGTTTCACCTGCCATTTTAATAGGTTTCTTAACAACATTAGGTTGCCCGAATGCTCGTTCATTATAGGGGACTGCCGAACAACGATATCTAGTACCTTTTTCGGTTATATCAACTTCAATGCCAGTGAGGCCGATTGGAAAATATCTAGTGGTATTTGGTACTATTTCAGGATCTGAAAAATCACTAGAATCAGGATAACCCCAAAATTCCATTTTGAGAAGGAAACTAGCTTGAAGGTAACTAGGATATCCCGCGGCTACAGCAGCTACATGCAATGCTTCAATAAAACCGTTAATACTATACGGTTCAATGACTTCAAATTTGATCTGTGTAGCAAGACTGGTATTAGTTTGTTCACTAGGTGCCATCAGTGTGTCAATACTGATGTCCTCAATGAACATGTCAAATTTTCCAGGACTATTTTTATTAAACCCCTCAACTAGATCTGCATTATAATTTATAGTTGTTTGCACAGCACGCTGAACTACGCGGTCTCGAGGATCAGAATTTTCTGATCCTGCGGCTAATCGAAATGATTGTTCATTTGGAGATGCTGATAAACCAGTAGTGCCTTTGCCACCGGATTTTAAAATAACTAATTTTAATTCACTATTTCTATAAGAAGTAGGATCTTTAAGATTTGAGTTATCAAGCGCAGCTAGTGTAAAACTATAAGTTATTGATCTATATCCGTTGAGTACATTGCCTTCGCCCGACTGGTCTACTACTTGCTTTGACTCGGCTGCAAATTGTTGCTCAGGAGTTATACTGGGTTTTTCAGTCTTATGAGAAGTATCGTCTGAAAACCACGATCCATCTTCATATCCACCTTGATCTCCCATTGCTGTCACAGCCATATTAAATTCCTAACACTGTTTTAATAGTAGACATCTTAGGAAGATATATTTTTACACCTGCTTTTAAATCATAAACAGGATCTTTAATTGTTCGCTTATTTCGAACAGCAAATACCCACCATAGTCTAGAATCTTTATATAAATCATACGCTAACAAATCTGGACGATTTTCATAAGTATTAGTTAATTCAAATAAAATATCATCACGCTCATTGGGCAAATCTCGAAATGCCATGACATCAAGATATCCATTAGTTACTGGTGTAGTATAATACGGACTAGTTTTGCTATACATTAGATATATCCTTGATTATTATATGTTTTATTAAGATATCCGGTAACTGAAAACCGTTGCATTTCGTCTCTGCTGTACATCGGTAAACAAGTAACTGAAATAGTCGAGATGGTAGGAACCGAATGTAGTCCGAAACCATTATCAGTTATAAAATAGTCTACACTGTCTGGTAATTCTACCCTAAAACTTGTAATTGCTACTGGTACATTTCTTAACATCTCTCCAAATGCATCAAGTCTACAAATAGGAGGAGGTGCTCCGCTATCAGAATCGCCGGATGTTGCGCCGCCGGATCGCATTCTAGTTAATGCCATTAATAAATGCCTAGTTGCAAGATATACTCCCGCATCTGCTTTGTTTTCAACAGAAAATTTTCCAGCAATAGTAATAGGACCAACATTACTTCTTTGATAAAAGTTTATAGCAAAGTTTGAATGTAATGGTGATTGAGCAGCATAATCTGCTTTGGCTTCATACGATATAGACGGAGTATATGGGAAAATTATTCCACCTATATTGTCTAATGACAATTCATCATTAATTCCGGACGTTACTTGAGTAAGATACTTTGGAGGTACCCTAATCTTAACACGCATGTCTGTGGATGCCGAAGTATCGATACCGTTGGAATCTGTATATTTGTTTACAGTAGGTAAAAATGTTTCTTTTTCTGCACCTTCTGGTATTCCGGGCACAGATCGTTCCCCAAATGCAGTTGCACCCTGACGTTTAATACGGGCAGCAGCCTGTTCATTTATACTTTGTCCAGCAGAAGCAATATCAAACCCACTACCCTGTATAACATTACCTAATTCGTCGTATTGGATGGCCATAATCTAAAATTCCTCGTATAGTGTATTTAACTAATAAATAAACTGCCCATATAACATTGTTGACATTGGCAAAATCCATGTTATAATGTTATAACCAGGAGAATAATTATAACAACAATGCCCACACATATATCCGTGACCGGAAAAAGAGTAAAGTATCTCAATAATAGGGACTTATTATCAGAGATACATAAAAGTAAATGCTCTTTCAGCAGCTATACAGATCCCGCATATCAACAACATGATATAATCTTAACAAGTTTAGATAAAGTTAACATTAGAACTATAGCAGATGCAAAAAGAGCTCGTGCAAAAAGACAAGGTATACTAGCATTTGGTGCAGCAAGAATCGCAGGTGATAAAAAAATTAAACTTGCAGAATGCACTGAGGACTATACAACCATTGCAAAGACCGATGTTATTATTCGTATTATGACATTTGATCATATTCCACTAGCACCAGGTCGTAAGAAGACACTCAAAAATACCGCAGACAGTCATGAGAAAGTAAACTTTCCACCTTTTCAACATTGGAAATTTAACGACGCAGGTGAATTGATCTGTGTAGGTAAGAGTCATTGGAAAGGTGATATTGAAACTGGTAAGTTTTCTAAAGATCACGGCCGCATTACTGAGAACTTAGGCAAGATGTTTATCAAACTAAGTGAACGGTATGCACAGAGAAGCAACTGGCGTGGATATACTTACAACGAAGAAATGCGTGGTCAAGCAATTCTACAACTAAGTCAAATTGGTCTACAATTTGATGAAAGTAAATCAGAGAATCCTTTTGCATATTATACCGCAGCAGTGACTAACTCGTTTACTCGTGTTCTAAACATTGAAAAGAAGAATCAAAATATTCGTGATGATATGTTAGAAGAACACGGTCTTACTCCAAGTATGACTCGACAATATAAACAAGAGTATGCCGAAGAAACCGCACGGCAAGCAGAACTATACAAACACTTTAGACAACCTAAGTCAGAAGAAACCAGTATAGAAGATGATGAGCAAACTGACCTTTGACTTTTAAATTTCTATCTGCTAAACTCGTTATTAGGAGATAACTAATGGCGTTGTTTAAGAAAGTAGCATGTTTTACAGATATACATTTTGGTCTAAAGTCCAATAGCAGCACTCACTTACGTGACTGTGAAGAATTTGTAGATTGGTTTATTGCAGAATCTCAGAAAGAAGGGTGTGAAACTTGTATTTTTCTGGGCGACTGGAGTCACAATCGTAACAGTCTTAATCTGTTTACATTGGATTCCAGTCTGAGATGTCTTGAAAAACTAGGCGCTGCATTTGAGCAGTTCTTTTGGTTTCCAGGTAATCACGATCTGTTCTACAAAGACAAGCGTGACATTCATTCTAGTGCCTTTGGTCGGCACATTCCAGGAGTTACCGTTGTAGATGGTATTACAACTCTTGATGATGTCACCCTTGTACCTTGGCTAGTGGGCGATGAGTGGAAATCAATGAAGGACATCAAGAGCAAATATGTATTTGGTCATTTTGAATTGCCCAAGTTCTTTATGAATGCCATGGTACAGATGCCCGATCACGGTGAATTACGGGCAGAAGACTTTAACGGCCCTGACTATATATTCAGCGGGCACTTCCATAAACGTCAAACTAATAACAATGTAATATATATTGGTAATGCATTTCCACACAATTTTGCCGATACATGGGATGATGCTAGAGGGATGATGACTTTAGAATGGGGAGGTAAACCTCAATTTATTGATTGGCCCAACTGCCCCAAGTATAGAACCGTTAAACTTAGCGACTTAATTGATAACGCTGAAACTATTATGAAGTCTAAGATGCATATCAAAGTAAATCTTGACATTGATATCAGTTACGAAGAAGCAAACTTCATTAAAGAAACTTTTATTCGTGATTACGACATCCGCGAAATTAGTCTTATCCAAGATAAAACTAATATGGAGGGCACAATTGAAGATAATCCAGATGCACAATTTGAAAGTGTGGATCAAATTGTCACAGAGCAATTGATCAATATCGACAGCGAACAATTTGATAAATCAACTTTACTAGAAATCTATAATAATTTATAATGTTTCAACTTAAAAATATAACTGTGAAAAATTTTATGAGCGTGGGTAACCAGACTCAAGCTGTAGACTTTGACAAGCAGGCACTAACATTGGTGCTAGGCAGCAATCTTGATCTAGGGGGTGATGATACGGGCTCTCGCAACGGTACTGGAAAAACTACAATTGTCAATGCCTTATCATATGCCCTATATGGGCAAGCACTTACTAATATTAAGAAAGAAAACTTAATTAACAAGACTAACGGTAAAGCCATGTTGGTCACTGTGGAGTTTATAAAGAATAATGTCAAATATCGCATCGAGCGAGGACGTAAACCAAATGTTCTTAAGTTATTTGTCAACGACGATCAAATAAAAACTAGCGAAAGCGAAGATGATAGTCAGGGAGACAGCAGAGAAACACAAAAAGCCATTGAGCAGATGTTGGAAATGAGTCATACTATGTTCAAACATCTTGTTGCATTGAATACATATACAGAACCGTTCTTGAGTATGAAGGCTGCGGATCAGCGTGAAGTCATTGAACAACTGTTAGGTATTACTCTGTTAAGTGAAAAAGCAGAATCATTAAAGATTTTAGTTAAAGAAAGCAAAGATCTTATACAACAAGAAACATTTAAAATTGAAGGTATTAAAGCCGCAAACGAAAATGTTCAAAAAAGTATTGATAGCCTGGGTATTAAAAGCAATGCATGGGATACAAAGAAAGAAACAGACATTGAAAATTTAGGTCGTGCTATGATGCGACTTGAAAATGTCGATATTGAATCTGAGTTAACTGCACATACACTACTTAAACAATGGAAAGAACAGAATGTTAAGATACAAAATCTTAATAAACAACGTGCAACATTAGAATCTGCGCTAGGGCAAGCTGAAAAAACTGTTAAGAAGTATGAAAAAGAACTAGCAAGTTTAGCAAACAAGACTTGTCATGCTTGCGAACAAGAACTCCATGATCATAAACATGAAGAAATGACCAATGCTGCTGTGCAAAGTTTAGGCGAGGCAATGAAATACTTTGATAAAGTGTCCCAGGACTTACTAAAAATTGTAGATGAATTAGGTACAGGTAAACAATCGCGTATGCCTACTACATTTTATGATACAGAAGCAGAAGCGTTAGGACATAAAAACAATCTAGAGGGACTTGAAAAAAGTTTAACTGCAAAGATTGAAGAAAATAATCCCTATCAAGAACAAATTGTTGAATTAAAAAAGACTGCAATTCAAGAAATCAATTGGGAAAGAATAAACGACCTAACAAAAATTAAAGACCATCAAGAGTTTTTACATAAACTATTAACCAACAAGGATAGTTTTATCCGTAAAAAGATTATTGATCAAAACCTAAGCTACTTAAACAAGCGATTGAGTTATTATATCGATAAATTAGGTTTGCCCCATCGTGTGGTATTTCAGAACGATCTTAGTGTAGAGATTACTCAGCTGGGACAAGATTTAGATTTTGATAATTTATCACGTGGCGAACGTAATCGATTAATTTTATCAATGAGTTTTGCCTTTAGAGATGTATGGGAAGGGTTGTATCAAAGTATTAATTTATTGTTTATTGATGAGTTAGTCGATGCTGGCATGGATGCTGCTGGCGTAGAAAGTGCTCTAGCGGTCCTAAAAAAGATGGCCAGAGAACGCAATAAGAATATATACTTAATATCACACAAGGATGAGTTAATTGGCAGGGTTAATAATGTTCTAAGAGTTATTAAAGAGAACGGATTCACCAGCTATAGCAACGATATTGATTATGTCGAATGAAGAATTAGAAAAATATAAAGCGTTATATTCAGAATTAGTCTCCCACTTTGTAGATTTACATAACTATCATCATAAGTTTATAGAATGGCCTAGCACATTCCATGGTCCTAGAGCCCGTAAAAGCATTAATGAAATGATTGATGTGGCTATAAAGTTACGAAGATTGTCTGCTACTGTGAGTAGAGAACATGAAAAAAATGTACTTGAAGGGCGCAGAGCAGAAAAGAAAGAGAAGGCAAGAGTTAAAAGATTGCCAAAACAACGAGTAAAGTTGAAAAAGGAAAATAAAAATGAATAACACATTAGACCAATTAAAAACACAATACGAAGAATTTTTGACAGAAGACACAAAATTCACAGCGGGCAATGCCGCAGCAGGAACCCGTGCTCGCAAAGCATTAGCCGAGATGAGCAAGTTGATCAAAGCACGCCGTAACGAAATTACTGCTGAAAAGAATGCACGGGCTGAAGCCAAAAAGGCCGGCAAGTAAATTATGTCATGGTACTATCAAGGTACCTTAGTTGAACAGCTGCCAGAAGATTGTGTTGGTTATGTTTACTGTATAGTAAATTTAACTAATGGTAGGAAATACATTGGCAAAAAATTAGCAAAGTTTTCAAAGACTAGCTATAAAACAGTAAAACTCAAGAATGGCACCAAAAAGAAAAAGCGAGTTCGAAGCAAAATTGATTCGGACTGGCAAGAATATTGGGGTAGTAGCCCCAATCTTCAGGCAGATATAGATACATTAGGCAAAGAAAATTTCACAAGAGAAATACTGCATTACTGTAACAGTAAGGCAGTAACATCCTACATTGAGGCCCGCGAACAATTCGACCGCAAAGTATTAGAATCCGACGATTACTATAATGGTATTATAAATTGTCGGATACATGGCTCACACATCAAAGACAAAATTTAGGCTCAATTAATCGGTTATAGCTTGCACTGGCTAATTTCTAGTGCCCGGAAACCTGGATCTTGGATCACAGGGAGGGAAAACTCTTGCCGATAAGAGTGCTCAATCAGTATCCTTAACAGGACCACGATCGCAAAATGCCTGCGGTTTGATTGTTTGAATAGAGTTAAAAGTAAGGCCCAAGGATGGAGTAACAAACATAAACTCCACGCTTTACAAATATGATAGCGTATATTTGTAAGCCGCCGTTGAATAAGACAGAATGAACAGGTATCGGTCAACCGCCTGTGATAGCAGCAATGCTTGTAGTTCTAACGCTGTGTGACTGTGCTACTCAGATAATGCCCAGTTTTTTCTTAGCCC